GATTTTAGCACCATCACTATTGATGTTCCGGCTGATGCTGTTGAGTTCAGAAACACTTATGCTTCTTCCGGAGAATTGCAGGAACCGGTAATACTGTCAGACTTAATTAGCTATGAGGTCAAGGTTCTAACTGAGCAGGTGGAATCATTTTCAGAAGTAAAGGCTGAAACCAAGGATCTGCTTAATACCCGGCTGGGGCTTATTAGAGACGGATGCAAACCACTTAAAATCTTTTTCTTGGGAAATTCTTTTTCCGTACAGTCATCAAATTATTTCGTTAAGCTTTGCAAGGCTAACGGTATCAATGTAACTGTTGGAATCAGCTATATAGGAGGAGCAACATTACAGGGGTATGATCAGTATTATGGCAATACTGAAACTGATTATTATAAATACATAAAAGGGGAATGGGTTTCGCATCAGGATATTATTGGGTCCAGTTATAAGAAAAAAAATATAGAAAAATTGCAGGATGAGGATTGGGATATCATTTTTATGCAACAAGGTTCCGCTGCGGCAGACGCATATAACACGTATCAACCGTATGGGAAGAACGTCTACGATTGGTGCAAGAAAAACGCACAGATATCATTTGTTGAAATGAGATGGCTCATGCCTTGGGCGTGGTCGGACAAGAGGCTGGTATCCAATACGACATCCGGAGGGGCCACCACTAACGCACAAATGTATGAGGGTATAGCCAATGCCACCAGGCAAATGTTGGAGGACTTAGGTTACAAATTATCTCCTAATGGTACAGCGATCCAGAATTTATATCCCCAATATACACAGAACGATATATTCAGTTCGTCAGGAGACGGGCAGCATCTGGAGGGCGATATAGCTTTATTCACAGTGGGGTATTGCCTTTTCCGTACGATTATTCCTTACTATTATCCAGACGTTAATATGGACTTGGTATATACGGATGAGAAAATTAGTGCTGACATGTTTGCTTCTGCGAAACAAGCTGTTGAAAATGCAATTAGCAATCCATATGTACAAACCTCCATAGTAGAGTAACCCGGAAAGTTATCAGTAACACTCAAAATATATATTTATGATACGAGAATTAATCACCAAAATAATGAACCATCTGTCCGTAGAAATGCATCCGGATGCGGAATGGTAAAAGTGGAACAGGATATATGGAGCTTAATACAATAAACAAAACAGGAACTTGGAGCGAAACGGCAGACCGCATCAACAGCAACTTTAGCAAGATCTCCATTGAGGTTGAAGAGATAAAGCAGAACGGCGGTGGCGGCAGTGGTGGCGGAGGCGATGTCACTAACGCCGACCATGCCACATCTGCATACACGCTGGATAAGAATACGCCTGTGCTTGACTGGTTCCTTTCCGCATTGAACGATGATGATGCGCAAGGTATAATAAACTTCCTCAAAGGTCTTAAGATAGCAGGAAATCTGATAAACCGCATCGTAAAGCAGGGTGACAAGGATGTCACCTACACCGATGAGGATGTGATGAGCGCATTGCGTGTAATGACTGAGATAGAGAACAGTGCGGAGAAGCTGAAAGAGATATTCGTGCGGAAGGACAAGGAGGATTTTACTAATTTCCTGTTATCCTTACTGGGCGGAGTCTTGATTAAGAAATATGCCAAGTTCGGTGATTTCGTTACTGGTGTAGATGGCGGTTTCATTAATGAGAAGGGCGATTTTGAAATGGGAAGCGGCGTTTTCCGTAAGCGTCTGTTTGTCCCTGAAATAGCCTATAACCATACAACCTATTTCAAAGGACGTATGGTAAACTCCCCCGGTGGCGGTTGTAGCGTATTGTCATACGTGGATAACGGCGATGGAACCTACACCATCACTCCCGATCTGACGGACGCGGACGGATTGAGCCAGTTTGTTGATGATATCCTTACCACCTATTTTGTGACTAAGAATAGCGAAGGCAAGCTGAATGGCTTTGAAGAGATGAAATTCCGGGTGACTGCCGCAGATTATACAGCCAAGAAGTTTACTGTCATTCCCCGTCCGGGACATTCTGACTGGAAACCTGCCGAGCAGATGGTATTGGCACAAACAGGTAACTTTACTGATCCGGAACGTCAGACTTATATACTTATTGATTCAGTCAACGGAAACAATTGTATTACATTCTTTGACAATGCCAACACTTGGGACCCGGAACCGGCGCAGATGCCTGCGTGGTTCGGCAAGAAAAAAGGCATGACTGTAGCCGGTGTTAATGCGGACAATTACTCGGCCGTTCTTCAAAACATTATCATGACCGGGCTTATCTTTCAGGTGGATGAGATCACCGGACAGACAGTGCGTGTTCCGTTGGACAAAGGTGAATGGACCGCAGGTAAGTACGCCTACTATAACCGGGTGTCACACAACGGGGCTTTGTGGTTGTGTGTTGATGATAACGGAACGACAACCGAGCCGTCAGATGATAATCCGGCATGGCTGAAACAAGTGGACAAAGGTGATAAAGGTGATCCGGGCTTGTCTGTAGTCGGTGGTGGGCATTGGGAATCAGCCAACACACCATATAGTGCCAATACAATGGTCACTCTTGCCAACTGTGTCTTTATATCCAAGGTGGAAACCTCCAATCCTCCCATCAGAATATTGCGTATCAAAGGCGGCAATTTCTTAAGAAAGAAGGACGGTGGTTATTATCTTGCCGGAAAACCTGCCGACTGGGAGGTTAACGAAGACTGGGATATGCTGCTTGACGGGCGTGAACTGAAAGGAGAGAGTATCACTTTCCTTGGTGAATTTGCCACGGCTCCAGCCAACCCGAAAAACGGTGATTCATACCGTAACACAACTGACCGCGCCACCTACATCTATCAGGACGGAAGATGGCAGCTTATGATATCGGACGGGAAAGACGGTAAGGGCTATGAGTATATATACACAAGAGGCAATATCATAGATAATCCTCCCGAAAAACCTGACAGCCAGCAGAAGGATGATTATATCCCCGAAGGCTGGACGGATGATTTTGTAGGTGTGGACGCAGACCATCAGGTTGAATGGGGCTGCAAGCGTTTCAAAGAAAACGGTGTATGGTCAGAGTTCAGCACTCCGGCAGTGGTGCATCGCTGGAGTAAGGACGGAGAGAGTGCCATCATGGCGGACTTCGATAACGAGATGGTCAATGCTGCTCTTACTTCGGACGGGAAGGTCGTGTCCTCACAGACTTGGAACACAACTGTCAGCATGTGGTACGGAACGGAAAAGCTCACCCTTGACAGCATCACCTGTACACCTGACACAAATCTTCTGTGTGCGACAGACAAGAATACGGGAGTGGTGACAATATCGGTATCTGCCGGAGCTACTCTTGCTGCGACAAACACGGTGAAGATCACAATCAGGGCTACAAAGAACGGGCAGCAGTATTCCCGTGATCTGTCATTCACTGTAGCCGGGGTCCGTGGAGGTGCGGACGGTTCAGATGCCGTGCTATACAGTATAATCGTTTCTGCCACTTCTGTAAGCAAGGACAAGAATGGGAACTACAGCGTGTCTTCCGTATCATGTTACAGGCAAAAGTCAGTGGGAGGCGTGATATCCACCACAACGGACGGTACATTGAAATACAGCATAGACGGTGGAACAGAAACTACCATAAACAACAATACAGCCATATCAAGCGGAAACTTTACGAAGACATTGAAGTTTGTTTTCTATGTGAATGACCAGATAGTGGATATTGAAACCGTTCCCATGCTTTCTGACGGTAAGGACGGTGCTGACGGTGAGAGCATCACAGCAGCCGGTCATTGGGAATCCGCCAAAACCCCGTATGCAAAGAACAGTACAGTATCGTTTGCCGGGGGATCTTACTTAAGCAAGGTTCAAACATCCAATCCGCCACTTCCGCTTCTTCGTGTGAGAGGTGGGCGTTATCTAAGGAAGAAGGATGGCGGTTACATACTTTCCGGGAAGAGATCGGACAAGGCTGTCAACTCCGACTGGCAGGAAATGACTTCCGGTGTCGAACCGTCCGCTTCGTACTGGCTTGACAGCCCGGTAAGCACGATAAACTTCACGTCAACAGGCACACCGTCACCATCAGCGTTTGTCGTTACCATGAAACAAAATGTAGGCGGTAATGTGAGCGATACGAACAGGTTCTATCTTGTCGCACGGAAATATAACGGAAGCTGGCTGGCGCATGTAGGTGCTACCCTAAGCAATCAGATATCCGTTCCAGCGACAGCCGGATACACCCAATTTACCGTCCGGGCTTATCAATCCGCATCGGACGCGAACGCATGGAATAATAATTTTATCGCTGAAAAAGGGGTGGGTGTTGCTAATGATGGTTCCATAGGAGCAACAGGAGCAACAGGGGCGTTTCCCCGTGACAGAGGTGTATTCACATCAGGACAGACTTATGTCTGGAATGCGGATTACCGGGACAAGGTCATATATCTGATAGGGGGAGTTTATTATAATTTCCTTGTAAAAAATTACGGCGCTTCCGTTACTTCTGCACCCACATCAGCCAACGGGGATTCGAACTGGGAAGCCATGCAGAAGTTTGTGAATATCGCTACTGATACCCTTTTCGCCGATGGTGCGAATGTGGCCGGATTCATGTTCAAAAACAATGTGCTTAAATCCCACAACGATGAAGGTGAAACTCTTCTTATCAATGGCGTAACCGGGTATTTCAAATGTAAGAATGCAGAGATTACTGGAACAATCACATCTACAAAAGGGAATATTGGTGGTTTTACCATATCATCTGCAAGTTTGGAGGCTGTTAGCGGAAATAATGCCATGCTCCTTTCTGCCAACTTGGTAAAATTTACCGGAAGTTATTCAAGCGTGTTCATTGGTGCGGATACTTTTCCTTCATCTAGTGGGGGGGCAATATTATGCCCATCCCGTATTTCAGTTAATAGGAATATAACGAATACGGCGTATGGCAATGTGGGCATGTATTTTGACATACAAGGTTCCCATGCTTATGATGATAATGATCTTCAGTATACCGGGAATCATGCGTTGTATATCGTCAAGGGGGACATCTGTGGGTTTAGGCTCAGATTGCGCAGAATAAGCAAGAGCACAACTTTGTCAGTGATGGATAGTGTTATCATGGCTGTAACGTCCGGTATTACGCTGACTATGCCGTCCACTGCGGAAGACGGGCAGTTCTACTGGATAAGAAATGTTTCTGGTGGTGATGTGACCATAGCCGGAACAAATCTTGTCGGCTGGAATTCCGGGGAGGTCAGCACTTCGATAGGTTTGGCCAAGTCAAAGGCGGCAGCAATGTATTATGACAAGCATAATAACAAGTGGTTTATGAATTGGATTGATTGTTGGAACTAAAATGTAATGATTATGAAAATAAATTTTAAACAGTTCCCCATGTACACGGGGATAGACAAGAAAGAAATGGTTGCCTGTGATGTGGCATATAGCTTGGCAAATAACCTTTATACCAAAGTGCCTGATAATATCGGAGCGCATTGTCTTTCCGAGAAGATTTATAATGCGGAAGGCAATGTGGACTTAAGCGGGCAGGAGATTGAAATAATCCGGTTCGCTTATCCGACCTTTACCGGAGCATTTGCCGATTCGTTTGAACATTATTTGAAGACATATAAAGAGAAGGAGGAACAACATGAAAATTGAGAATTTGGAACGCGCCAGCCGGATCAATGACGAACTGGCGAAACTGAAGCTGGCGAAGGAAACGTTGAATAACGGCGGCTATGTCCGTATTTACAGCAGCACCCGGTCAAGTGCCGGATGTGTGGAACTGGATATAGCGAACTTCAATGATGAGGTGAACACGTGTATAGACAACCATATCATTGAGCTTGAATCTGAAATAGAAACTTTATAAAATTAGGATATTATGAGTGATTTGAATTTAGACAATATTGTTGGTTTTAAGGCTGTTGATAAAGACGGTAACGAACAGAATGTAACAGTGGATGAGATGGTGGAAATGGTTTCCACAAGAATGGTTATGGCTTTGTCAGAAACTTCAACATTTGCTACCGCTGCTGCAACAGGAAATGACGTGTATGAAAATGAACTTCCGACTGTGACAGATGCCGCAAATGTAAGGGTTTTACAAAGTAGCGGAGATGCCGCACAAATGACGATGCAGTCACTTGCATCAAAACTGGGGGGACTGATTGGTACGGCTACGGCTAATAAGGATGGATTAATGTCTAAAAATGGTTTCCTTGAAAGAAGCAAGGGCAATACATTAGACTTTAATGATTATACGATTTCAGGTATGTGGGTATTTTCTGATACGGGCTTTATTAATGGACCATCAGTGTATAAAGGGGGGATTTTATTAGTTTTTAAAACAGCTAATGGGAATATATTGCAAATCTGTTGCGATTATACTAATTCTATTTTTATACGTATTTATTGGGGAGAATGGAAATCTTGGGCACAAATCACAACAGTGGTGATATAATTTCCCCACTTCTGGGGGGACTTTTGCCAATACCAAACATAAAATCGGTATCAAAAAACATAAATATATCAACTGAAACAGTTGTGACTTTAGTAACATTGGCATTAGGTGAAGTCTGCCTTTTATCGATTTCAGATGGAGGATATACTGTAGTCATCTCTTTATCTGCAACCCAAAGTAATACGATAAAATATAGTATAATTTCAGGGGAGCTAAGAGGAACATACAAATTATCTGATGAAGGATTAAATCTGAATATGACAACATCAGAAGCAAGAACACCAAGGATAAGATACATTATTTTTTAACAGAAATAATCTCATAATCTCGACCTGGGGGAACTCTTGGGAAATCCGAAGGGAACAAAATCGTTTTCTTCATGGAGTGAATTTACGGATTTTGTAAATGAAATGCCTATAAAAACAATTCAACCTTTCGTTTCCGATTTCAATGCTTTTGCTGGAGAAGGATTCTATG